AATGTTGCAAGGACAGCCGCATCACGCGGTACTAAGGTACATCATATGTGTGAAGATTATCTGAACAACATTCATGTATCTTGGCCAGAAAAATGGAAAGAGCACGAAAAACATTTTTTACCATACTGTCTTTTCAACCAATTAAAAGAACAAGCACTGTGCAATATAAATGGTATCTATGCACAAGAAGCGGGTCTATACAGCGATAAATATAAGGTAGCGGGTCGAGTAGATTGTATTGCTGGATATAAAGGTATACCTTCCATTATAGACTTCAAGACATCTTCTAAAGAACGCAATGATGATTGGAATGAAAATTATTACATTCAAGGCTCTGCCTATGCAGAGATGTTCGGAGAGAGAACGGGAATAGAGATATCACAAGTGGTGATTCTCGTAGTTACAGAAGATGGCACTGTACAGGAGTTTATCAAAGACAAACACAATTATCTAGATGCGTTAGTTGAGTCCGTTGCAGAATGGAGAGAACGAAATGAAGTATCTAGTGTTATTAATGACTCTGTTGCTGCCTATTAGCGGAGCAGCACTCGCACAAACAGAAGAAGACATACCAAACTTTATACAAGCAAAGAAACCAGTTTTGTGTGCACCTCTAAACACTATTCTGGTGACTTTAGAAAAGGCAAAAGAAAAACCTATAGCCTATTGGACGATGCCGGGAAGTGTGCCGGGAACGAGCACTACAGTTGTTGTTTACGTAGATAGAGACGATGGTGGTGTATCTGTTGTAGAGTCTTTTGAAACTGGCGTAGGTTGTGTAATTTCTTATGGGACAGATTTACAACTTTCTAAAGAATTTAATGCTCCACTTAAAAAGGACTTGACTTTTAAAGGTGAAGATGTTATATATAAGAAGTAACGTTGAAAAGGACTCAACGCTGAACTGGACGGGGGTGCAATTCCCCCCGCCTCCACCATAAACACTTGGCATCGAAAATAAGTTCCTCGGCCAAGGCGGTGAAATCCAAGTGTTTCTGATGGGGGCGAATTAGGATCGACAGGCAGTTATTAGGAAATTGGAGTTACACGGTTGGTCGCGCATAGACCACTATAGTAAATGCAAACGATAACTTTGCATCTCAAGACTACGCACTCGCTGCGTAAGTCGGATAGGGTTTAGGACTTCCTAGTAACAGAATAGTCCAACGGGTAGTGCCGTAATACACTCGCGGGGGGTCCACGGTCAACCCCCCAACTTTTTATAGGAGAACTTATGACATTGACAACTGCTAAATCTTTCTCTCTGGAGATTGAAAGAATCGCGAATGAAAAGGGTATCACCCATATGGAAGCAGTGCTAGATTATTGTTACAAACAAGGCATCGAACCTGATACCGTAGGAAACCTTATCTCAAAAAGTCTCAAGGAAAAGATTGAGGCAAATGCGAGGGAACTAAATTTTTTACCAAAGAGAGCTAAGTTACCCGTATGAAACACCTCAAGGAACAAAACACCACCTATTTCAAACACCTTTTTCAAGCGTGGTCAATGGGTATTGTTCTTTTCATTCATGGGGTGTTTCCTGACATTTTAACTGATTGGGTATCGAAGCGTATCTGTAATGGAACCGATTGACATATATTTAATGTACTGTGCGATGAAGGCTCACTTCCATAAGTCAAATTATGACTATGTGAAGTACAAAGGTAAGACTCGCATATCAAGAGACACATTCTATAAGCGCAAGGACCGTGGGTTCTTCGTGCGTCTATCCAGAAAATATAAGTCAGAAGAGGAAGTCAAGAATTACTTTCTGTCCAACTTCATCAAGGACAGGAAGGGTTACATTGCTAACTTCAATGATGAGAACTACGAGTCATGGAAGCTGAAGCGGAGTAACTTTTTTGATATGTTTGTGGTTGAGATGACTCCATTTGTGAAAGATTTTGAACCACTGTTTGAGGTGAAGAAACACAATCATCCAAAACTTCTCAAGGAGTTTCTGGGTGGACGTGTATCAATAGAGACACTTATCATTTTGGATGAGTTAGTTTCTTACACAAAGAAATGGGACGAACAATTGGGAGACGATGTTGTATGGCCTGACCTAAAAAGATTTATGAATGATTACAAAAGGTTCTTGACAATTGACAAGAATAAGTATAGAATAAATTTATTGAAACTTATAGAGGAGTCCAGAGATGGAACGTGTTGAAGGTTTCTTTGAGGCAAAGGTTGCCGAGCTTCAGAGCACTGTAAAGTCATTACAGTGGGACAATGCAGAACTCACCAAGAAGAACGGTGAGTTGTCAGAGCGGGTCAAAGAGCTCGCAACGGCGCGTAATAACCGCCGTCCTAATCGTAACCGTAGGTAGGGAGACGTGCCGCTGTAGCTCAGTTGGTAGAGCAATTGATTTGTAATCAATGGGTCAGGAGTTCGAATCTTCTCAGCGGCACCACTCTTTAGGAGACATATGAAATTGTTTGGTAGAGTATTTTGCTTTATAGCACTGGTTTTATTTATAATTTTATTTTTTGTAAGGATAGACTGATGAATGAGATTGGTATTGGTTTATTGAGTTTTGCAGTAATCTGTCTAGTCGTTATTAGTTACCTAGATTATCGTTGGTGCAAACGTTTAGAGGAACGTATTGCAGAGTTGGAATACAAAAACAAACACAGAGTTTTCACAGGTGGAAAACCCACTAATAAATTATCATGACAGTAAAACTTATTTCACATTCACAAGTTCCCAAAGAAGGGTTCATTGGTGTAGACGATGCACAAGACCTGATTGCGTATTGCGCTCGCGTCTCTAATCCGTCTAACCAACTAAACAGAGATACCGCCGAAAAGTTGGTTGGGTATCTAATCAAACACAAGCATTGGTCACCGTTAGAAATGGTCAGCGCATGTCTTGAGATTGAGACAACGCGAGACATTGGACGACAGATATTACGTCACCGCTCGTTCTCTTTTCAAGAGTTTAGTCAACGGTATGCTGACCCTACTCAGGATTTAGATTTCGTCACTAGAGAAGCTCGTCTGCAAGACGAGAAGAACCGTCAGAACAGTGTAGAGATTGATGATCCCAAACTACAAGAAGAGTGGGACACTCTACAGGAGATGGTGATTGAAGACGCACGTTCTGCATACAACTGGGCAATCAGTAAAGGTATCGCAAAGGAACAGGCTCGCGCAGTTCTACCAGAGGGTCTTACCCTGTCTCGCATGTATATGAATGGCACACTACGGTCATGGGTTCACTATATCGAACTTCGCAGTGGTCATGGAACGCAGAAGGAACACATGGAGATTGCTAGAGAGTGTGCAGTTGCGATTGCACCGATTTTTCCCATGATAAAAGATTTTGTAAATGAATAATGCTGTGGTCATAGGAAACGGTGAGTCACGCAAGTGGTATTGCCCTAGTCACCAAACGTTTGGTGTCCCTGTAACCACATGGGGTTGTAACGCTCTATACCGTAATGGTAAGGTGGATAACCTTGTAGCAGTTGACTACGGTATGCAACAGGAGATTTACGACTCTGGTTATGATGGAGTGTGTCACTTTGCGAACTGGAGCGTTTTGCCTGCTGAGGTTGCAGCAGTTATGTTTATGGGATATGATATACCAGAGGCATTTATCCATAGAAATTCTAAAGTCACAGACCTATGTGTTATCTCAGGTAAAGACCCTGTAACAGTAAATGAGAAGATTGAGACTGCAATAAAAATGCATCCTCACTTAGACATGAACGACCTTCGTGCGAAGATGGAGAAAGACGTTGGTGTTTGGATTACATACGTTGAAGAGGATGACAACATAAATAATATTGACTTCCCTATTGGGTGGTCTGCTGGAAATACTGCACTATATCTGGCTTGTCAGTCTGGTGCAGAAGAAGTTTATATACTGGGGTTTGACCTATCATCATATGATGAGCCGTTGAACAACATATATAAAGGGACAGATAATTATCTGTCAAGTGATGCAAAAGGTTTTAATTCAGTGAACTGGAAAGACCAGATGCAAACTGTTTTTAGAGAGTTCAAGGATGTTAAGTTTTATTGGGTGGATGCCAGAGATGATTCTATTCAAGAAAATAATCTAAGTTACTTGACGAAAACAGATTTTTGTGATACGTTAAAAATATTATAACATACGAAACATACGACAACATAAGGAGAAAGATATGTCACTTGCGGCATTGAAAAAACAGAACAGTCTTGACTCGCTGCTGGGTGCTGCCCAGAAAGAGTCTGCCCCCCAAGAAAAGAAGTCTTACGTTGATGAACGTCTCTGGAAGCCAGTCATGGATAAGTCTGGTAACGGATATCC